CCCATGTACGCCAGTACACAAATGGCGGTCAGTCGATTCAGCAGGGTGAACCCGTCTATGACTTCTTCCAAGTCGGTATGAGCGGCGATAAACTTTTGTCTGAAGACTTTTTCTTTTGCCACAACTACCGCGAACACGGCGGCGAAGTCTGGGCAGCGCCTTGGTGTGAACTGGGGCACTTCGGTTCGTATTTATTTAGTGGACAATACTCACAAGGAGCGTAAAATGGCGCGTTATGTAATTAAATATCGGCTAACTGCCGAAGGAACTATCCCTGGATTTTTGTATTTGGGACAAGACGGTGTAGGTGGTGTTTACGGTGTTGTTGACCCTAACACGGCTTGGCCTCGTGATTTAGTGCAAATTGGCATCTCAAACGACAATGCTACTGGTGACTTTGAAGTGATTCCAACTAAAGCTGATTTACTGGCTTACTTGTCAGCCGTAGGCGCTAACTGGGTCGTGCAAGACTCCGCTGACATACCTAACCCTAAACCGACTTCACCTTTTAACCCATCAGCCGCTACTGACTGGGTTTGGGGTCGTTTCACAGCTTTGAACGCCGCTTAAAGGTGACCAATGGCTATCGAAATTGACCCAGTTAAGTACGGCGTATTGTGGCAGAAAGTGCAAGACTACGAGCGCCGGTTTGACGACATGGAAAAGAAGATAGACAAGATGGAACTCCAGCTTGAGAAGCTCGTCGCGCTCGCAAATCAGGGGCGCGGCGGTCTCTGGATAGGCATGGGGATAGTGTCTGCCGTTTCCTCAGTGTTCGGTTATTTTAGCAACTATTGGTCAAAATGATTAATGCGCTGGCTCGTGCTGTTACTGCTGCTGGGGCTGGTTGGAGCCATAGCCAAGAACGGCTGTCATGTGCGCGAGTTCTACGGCATCGGCTACACAATTCACAACCCCTCCGAGCGCCATCAACAAATGATTGCTTGGTTAAAAAACAACGCACAGTATTGCAAGTCAGAAGATTACGTGGTGATTTGGAACAATCTGCCTATGTGGGCGGGTACAGCGGATTCCGCAGAAACTAGAGGGCTGATCATCCATGGGTACCAACAGGCACTTGAGCGAGAGAAGAAATGAAAGTCAGCTACGACAAATGGTATCCTGTCGTTCAGCCAATGGCTTCTACGCAGCAGGAAGTGTTCATTAAGAAAATAGAGCGACAAGACGCTGAACGAGCGAATCAAGTGCAGGTGGACAATCGGATAAAGAAGTTCCACCAATATGAGTATGAGATTTATCAGTACCGGATGCGGCAGGTAACGCTGAACATTCAGATTAACAATTTAAAACGAGAGATTGATTTACTTGTGTAGGACTAACAATGGAAAACACAAAAGAAAAACTGACGTTCTGGGTCACGTTCATGGTGAGCACCACTTTGTGTATCTCTGTGTTGAGCATGGTTATCGCTTTTATGCTCGGTCTCTGGGCAAAAGAAGTTGACAACGCAGAGATTTTCAAAATGATTTCACCGGCTTTTTCTACCCTTATCGGCGGTATGATCGGCTTTCTGAGCGGTATCAAGCTGAATCAAGAAGACGATAAACCCAAAACCCCACCCTGCCAGAAAGATTGACATGGCGCAGTTTGAACCAGCTTTTGAGCAAATGATTAGAGATGAAGGCGGTTACGTCCTTCACGAAGTTCCTGGTGACACAGGCGGCATGACTTATGCCGGTATTGCCCGTAACAAAAACCCTCAGTGGAACGGGTGGGCGCTCGTAGACAAGAAAGAATTTGGCGGCTCTTTGACACCCATGGTGCGTGAGTTCTACCGCGTAGAGTTCTGGGACAAAATGCGTGGTAATGAGATCGCCAATCAGGAAGTAGCTAACACTATCTTCAATTTCGGCGTAAATGCCGGAATGGGTATGGCGGTCAAGTTAGCGCAGCTTGTGATTGGTGCTACGCCTGATGGCGGTATCGGTGCTAAAACCATAGAGAAGCTGAACCAAATCAACGATGGTCAGCGCTTTAAAGAATCTTACGCTCTGGCTAAAATCGCCCGCTACGTTGAGATATGCAACAAGAACCCCGTGCAGGTTAAGTTTCTCAAGGGTTGGATTAACCGCACATTGAAAGGTTTAGCATGAGCTTGCTAGCTGTCGGATCAATCATTGAAGCCGTGGGTAAAGTCGCCGGAGATTTGATCACCACTGACAAAGAGAAAATGGAGATGGAGATCGAGCAACGGAAGCTAGATCTTGAAGAAAAACGCATCGATCAAGCCACAGACCTAGCACAAATTGAGGTCAACAAGATTGAAGCTGCCTCTTCTAGCGTGTTCGTTTCTGGCTGGCGACCCGCTATCGGCTGGATCGGCGTAGCGGCTATGGCGTATCAATTTTTGCTTTACCCGTTATTTCAATGGGCGTGGAAATACTTGCAAGCAATGGGTTGGGTTCCCGCTGGTATGGATCCCCCGCCGGTGCTTGAAGCAGATCAACTTTGGGTGATATTGTCAGGTATTTTGGGTATTGCGGGTATGCGCTCTTTTGAGAAGACCAAAGGCGTCGCGAGTAAGTGAGACATTTAGTTTGCCTTGAAACTTGTTTCAAGGTTATAATTCATCAAAACGGCGCATGCTGAATCAGCGGCTAATACCCATGGAGTATTTATGAGCTATAGCATGACGTACGACAGTTTGCTGGTAGACGTGCGTCGCTACCTTGAACGTGGTTTCACGCAAGAGAGCGACCAAATCGTTTACGACCAGCTACCTCGCCTAATCACATTAGGTGAGCGCCGTATCGCCCGCGAAATTAAAGTTATGGGGTTCATCCGAGCGGTGAGCACCCCTTTATCCGTCGGTGTGGCTGTCTATTTAAAGCCTGACCGGTGGCGCGATACGATCAGCATGACCGTCAATGGATCGCCTATCTTTGCTCGATCATACGAGTATTGCCGCAGTTACTGGCCTAACGAAGCTCAAACCGCCGCTCCACAATTTTACGCTGATTATGATTATCAGCACTGGCTGATTACTCCTCCACCAGCCGCAGCACAGACTCTTGAAGTTCTGTACTACGAACAACCCGCCCTATTGGGTGATGATCTACAAACCAACTGGCTCACTGAATACGCTCCTGACGTGTTGCTGTACGCAACCCTGCTAGAAGCAACCCCGTTTCTTAAAAAAGATGAGCGTATTCAGACGTGGCAAGCAATGTACGACCGTGCTGCTCAGGCTCTCAACGGAGAAGACTTGAAACGCATCATGGATCGCTCAGCAAACAGGAGTGAAGCGTAATGCCTATTTATACCGATGTCTTTGGTGGTGCAAACATCTACCCAAGCGAGATCAGCTACAGCGCAATAACGCTGACGACTACAGACGTCGTATTGAGCTGGCCAGAAGAAACCTCAACCAACACCAACCTAGCGACTCGCATCATTGATGTGACTGCTACTAACGCAGGGCGGTCAATCTTCCTGCCAGATGCCCAGAAAAGCGGCGTGGGTAACACCATTCTGTTTAACAATCAAGGCGCTCAAACTTTCATCGTTAAAAACGCTGGCGGAACGCAAGTCGCCTCAATCGCTGCTGGAACAGTTTGGCAAATCTATTTGACAAGCAATACCACCGCAAACGGCTTGTGGGAAACGCTTCAGTTCGGCGCTACGGTATCCGAGGCTAATGCTTCCGCTCTTGCTGGTACTGGTATTGTGGCGGTGGGCACGTTGTTGTCTCAATCAGTACCTATCACCCAGTTTAACACTGATTACACCGCAGGTGATTCAGACCGCGCTAAAATGTATTTGTGGACGGGGTCAGGCTCAGGCGTATTGACCCTACCTAGCGCCGCCACTGTCGGTAATAACTGGTTCATGTACTTGCGCAACTCAGGCGGTGGTCAAGTCGTACTTACGCCTTCTGGTGTAAACACAATTGACGGTTTGGCAACAAAGAACTACCAACCGACTGAATCATCTGTGATCATCAGTGACGGATCAAACTTCTATACGTTAGGTTTCGGTCAGGCTTCTGTTTTTGTGTTTGATTACACAGTTATCAGCATTGCTGGCACCGGCACGTACACGTTAACCGGCTCAGAATTGAACCGAATTGTTTACAAATTCACAGGCGCTTTAACCGGAAACAGAATTGTAATTGTACCTGCTACGGTGCAGCAATATTGGATTGATAACTCTACGACTGGCGCTTACACGCTGACTGTAAGAACCTCCGCAGGAACTGGTGTTGCAATAGCTCAAGGCTCCAGAGGTATTTATTACTGTAACGGTACTGATGTTGTCGATGCTGACACAACCACTGCGAGTTTCCCGATTACGATTGCGCAAGGTGGCACAGGAGCCACCACGGCGGGCGGTGCGCTGATCAATCTCGGCGGCACAGCCGTCGGTATTCCTATTTTTGAAGCCGCTGACCAACAAGCAGCATGGACGGCTTTAGGCATAGCCCCTGCTGGCGTCGTTAATGGTGGGACATTCTAATGCCAGAATCCACAATAGTCTTGAAGTCTCTCGCGGGTATTAAGCGAGACGGTACCAAGTACGATGGTGATTTTTACGTTGACGGGCAGTGGGTCAGGTTTCAGCGCGGGCTTCCTAGAAAGATTTTTGGGTATCGCTCGATCAATAAATATTTGACAGAAATCTCTAGGGGTTTCAACAGTTTCACGCAGCAGAGCTTGCAGTATTGCCATTCAGCGGGCGCTTCTACTGTTGAGCGTTTTACGATTGACACAACTAAAAACAGCTCTGTCATTAGCAATAGAACCCCCGTTGCGGTTAGCGCGACCGGAACAGTTACTTTGACGGGCGGCGGGGCTGGGTCAGTTGACAGTATCACGGTGAACGGCGTGACTATTACGTCAGGCTCTGTTTCGTTTACGACCGACTTACCAACGACGGCTACGGCTGTTGCGGCGAACATTACCGCCTTCACCTCTA